TTCTTGTTTCTAATCTAAACCCACTTCCGTTTTCTTCTAAAGGATTACCAAAATTAAAAAGAGTTCCACTTGATTGTTTATCTACAAATCTTACCCACATTGTTATTGTAAATCCATCTGATAAATAACTTGGAACTCCATTTTCATCTTGTTTTTGAAATTCTAAAAGATTATTATTTTGACCTCTGATAATGATTGCTTGGTTTGGTTTTCTTATTTTAAGAAATCCATTTGATTTATTTTCATACTCAGGTTGTAAATCTGCAAGTGTGTATCTGTATATTATGTTTCCAAATTCATCTACTGTTTGAGTAACACCACCTAATGAATCCGCAGCATCACCGAGTATAAGTCTTGCATCAGCATCTTTTAAATATTCATTTAATCTGTTTCTCATCGATTGAAGAGTTTGATTAACATTGTTATTATTTGCTTGATTATTTAATCTTGTTATAAAAGCATTTGATGGTGCGTCTTGAGAACTTATTCTTTCATTTTCATCCTCGTCAAAATCAGTAATTGATTCTGGAAAACCATCGTTATTAACATCAACAAAATCAGGAACATTACCTATTAAACTATTAAAAATAGAAAAGAAATCATCTATCTCATCTTGACGAGTTGTTTGTGTTGGAAGAAGTTCAAATATGTTTGTGTCTAAAACTTCTCTTGCTTTATCAGGATTTATTTTAGAACCTGTTTTTGGTTTTGTTAATTGACTTAGATTTAATACATTTGTAAAAACACCATTTTCTTCTTCAGCAATAATTATTTCATATCTACCATTATCAAATACAATTCTATATGTAGTGATATTACCAACGGTTTCGGAATCGGGAATTGAAAATAAATCTTCCAATCTACCACCAATTATTCTATTCCAACTGTTTCCGTTCCATCTCCATTGTCCAGCCATAAGATTTGGTGCTGACATAGCACCTCCAGCTACATAACCTTCAGGTGGATTCGGTGGTCTGTTTTCTAAATTATTGGTTATTTCATTCTCAAAAATGTATTGACACATTTGTTCAAAAATATCACCTTGTAAATCTTTTCTATTTTCTAATGTGTTTCTATCTTTTTTATAAAATACGAGAGGTTCGTCTTCAGTTCTACCTGTTTGTTTTATACCATCACGAATTGTAGTTTGCATTGATAATATGTCAATGTCCTCATCGGTATACTCAAACCATATTTTATAAAAAATATCACTTACCACTTCACGAGTTTCTTGTAAATCTTGATAACCAAATTTTTTAAATATTATTTCATTTGGTTTTAGTTCATGATTTACCCCCAATACACCTTCGCCAATCATTAACGTACCATCTTGATGTTCATGGTAAAGACCTACATATTGCTCTTCAGGATTTTCTACAAAGAAAAGATTATCACTTTCTAATGCTTCTAAACCAACCTTAATAATTGGATTTGGTGTTGGGTTACCTTCACCAATATTTCCATAGCTACCCATAATTAAGTCCTTAGTATAAATTCAAAATCATTATCATAAATTATTTCTTGACCATCATCGTGATTAACTTTTATTAATATCTTATAAGCACGATTAGGTTCAAAGGCATTTAAGTCTTGTTTAAAATAATTAGAAGTGGTATCACAACTCATTGTTGTATAAGCACTAAACGGAACAACAGACTCATTTGTTGCCATATCTATGATAGAGTAAGCACCTTTACCTTCAGGTATAAAACTACCACTAACAGTTTGAACCGATGTTGTAAATGATTTTTGTATGTATCTTTTACGAGCACCAAATCTAAATTTTACCGTTTCATTTTCTTTATACGCTTCCCGTAAGTGAATTGGGTATAGGTAGTTCTCACTATTACCTGAAAGGTCTAAGGTGGTCAAGCTACCTGTGTTAGAACCAGTTGCTGGAAGATGGTCATCCCACTTTAATTCTATCTTAGGAGAGTATATAGTGTTGGTTTGTCTTGAGAAAAATTTGATGTCTTCAAAACTACCACTTGATGTTTCTCTACTACCAGATAATCTCACTAACATACCATAGTTAGCATTCACACCACCAAACCACTTGTTAGCAATAGTTGTAATATCTATGTTAAGGTCAGGAGATTCCGATGAAAATACTTGAGTTGTTTCATCAGCAGCAATATAAGTTCCACCAGGATCTGTCCAACTTATCTCCGAATTGTTTTTGTTTTTCCTATACAACCAACTACAACCATCCGTTGTTTTTGGAACATCTGATTCTTTACCAACACCCTCATCCCATTCTTGACTTAGGGGATAAGCAGCAATTGTATATTCTTCACTTAAACCACTTGTCCCTTCTGTTTCATAAAGTCTAAGGTTTAACTTATAGTCATTTGGTAATACAGATGAACTAATATAACTTTCTATTTCATCGGTATCAAACTGAAGAAGAACTCTTGTTTGATAAGAAAATGTTCTATTAAAAAATACTTTTTTTAATTCAAGTATTTCATCTTGTCCTGTGTTCTTATCCTTAAAGTCTTCGCCTGTAATTGAGTTTGAACCACTATTGATAAAAGTATCTTTGGTTGTAAAAAAATATCTATGCATTATATCACCTTCCCATAAATGTCTTGGTTTGGATTTTTTAATTCAAATACTGATGGAGTTACTGATGGTTTTATTATACCATCTACAAGAGCACCATCAAACTCATATTGAAACCCATACCCACTTTCACCACCACTTATAGAATCACCATCTCCTTGAAAACTAGCCATATTTCTATTAGCAGCATAGTCACTATCAGGTCCTCTTGACTGAAATAGCGATAGCTCTTTTATTCCAATAACACCATCTAGTCCTAATATATTGTATTGTAAATCGTTTAAATTAATTGATTGCCTAAACTGCATCTTCTCAACTTTAAAAAAGTCTTTTATTACTTGAATTACATTTAATTTAACTTCCGTTGGATTAGACCTCCTATCACCATTAATAATAAATCTAACACCAAAGTTTATTATGTAGCCAGAAAACAAGTTTTCTTTAAGTGTAACTCCAAAATCAACTTGGTCATTAATCATTCTAAATTGATTAAGATAAGTTGCTATGTTTTGTAAAACAAGTTGTGGTGTTTGAACTAATTGTTTATTTTGATTATAAGAAAGAGTAGATACCAAAAGAGTTCCACTATCCAATCGTTCTACATAAGCTTTAGCAATACTACCAAACTTTACTGGAATACTTTGTATTCTTGCTGTATAATCTTCTTTGGTTACACAACGAAGTTGAGTAGCAAAAAACGCACTAGCATTATTTCTTATTTCATCTACGGTTTGACCATCTGTTCCACCGACACTAGGCTCATCGTTTGTTACAGATATAGTAACACCAGCAGGAGGATTGTTTATGGTAGTAAGTTCTCCAGCTTGAACATTTGATGTAGCACCACCGCCAGCTCTATATGTAAAAGTTAATGTAGTGTTTGTTGGAGTTTCACCTAAATTTAAATTGTTACCTATTGTAGAACTTATAGCACCAGGTATATCAGCAATATTAGTTCCATTAATTGTCACACCAGCTTGTTCAACGGGATCTACATTTGAACCTGAATTACTAAATCTAAATAACCCATTTCCAAAACAAACTTTATATGTCTGTGTGTCTTCATCAAACTTTGATATAAATTTTTTATTTGTTTTTATATATTCAGCAACATAAGGAACAGGTATAGTAGATAAACTATCAGTAGCATCACCTTGGTCATAAGCACTATCTCTAGTTGTATCATCACTATAATGAGTTTCCTTTAATACTTTTTCTTGTGCTAGATAATCAACTTCATACCAATTTTGTCCTGAACTATCTATGCAACTTATTATCTCAACTACATTATCATCACCCAAATCTAATTCTAAAAATTTAGTTGGACTTGAGACACTAAATGATTTTGTTTTTGTTTGGCCGGAAACAGCTCTTACATATCTAGTCAAAGTATAAGAACTAGCTTCACCATCTGAATTTAATATTGGGGCGCTTACAGCAGGATCGCCAGAACCACTTGATGTAAAATCTATTTCACCTGTTGTTTCAAAAAGTATTTGTGAATCTACATTTGAAGCAATTTGTAATCCACTATCTATTGAAGATGGAGCAGTTCCGTACAATGGTAAACCGGTTGTCCCATCAGCATCTATGGTTGTTGTTACTTTTAAACGAACAACAGATGGTGTTTTATTAGGAACTTTATATCCTAAGAACTCTGATAATCTTCTTACATTTCTTTTTTCAGTTGCTGTGGCTAATAAGTTTTCTTTGTAATTATAATCAATATAATAAGAAAGAACATCACCAACATAACTAGATAATTCTATTAACATCATACCAGGTGATGTTTCATTAAAATCTTTATACGTATCAGGAAAGTAAGCTTTAGTATATTCAATCAAGTCAGCTTTAATTGTACTGAAATCTTTACTTGTGTAGTTTACATTTGTTTCTATTAATTTTTGTTTATCGGTATATGCCATTAGTAAGCTCCATCACTTGTTGTTGTGGTGCCACCGACACCATCAAATGTAACCTGAACACTTTCTAAACTATTTGGTGTTCTTCTTATATTAAATTCTATATTAACATTTGTCTGATTGACATCATTTCTTCTTTCAATATTAATGTTTGTTAAATTTACAAATGGTAACCATCTTTCAAAAACATCAACAATATTATTTTCAATCTGTATTTGTAAATCTTCTGTCATTTGTTCAAAAAGAAGTTGCCTTAAATTGACACCCAAGTTAGGTTGAAATAATCTTTCACCTTGATTGGTTTGTAATAAAAGTTGTATGTTAGCCTTTATAGCATCAATAGTAGTTTCAGTAGTGTTAAATAGTCCATTACCACCAGCAGTTCTGTTAAAAGGAAAGTCTATCCCAACTGATACTCTACTATCTTGGTCTTCTACAAATCTATCTTTTCTATTATCTGGTATTGGCATTATACAGGTTCCCTATCTGTTCCAGGCGTTATGGTTTTTAATACAACCTTAGAAGCATTTGACTCAACTGCACCTAATGGATTTGTTGTAGCTACACCTTCTTCTACACCAGCCATCTCAACAAACATCTTACCAGGAACTCCATCAGCTCCAACTATTAAACCAGGAGTTCCAGGAACAGCAGGTGTTGTTGTATTACCAACTGATGTCATTTTTAATTTAGTTACAGTAAATGTTTGAGATTGGATAAATGTAATTATAGCAGTAGTTAAATCTTCTGCTAAAACATCTATCTTATCAATTGCTCTATCATCAAATACAAAATTATCACCAGTCTGTGTTGGTGTAAGGTTTTTTATAAAAGCAGCTGCTATGTTTTCTTTAAGCCCCATTTTTAAACTTTGCCTTTTCTTCTACTTTTTTCATTACACCTGAATAATCCTTTGTAAAGGCATTAGCTAAATGTTCAGGTAAGTTTTGAGCATCATCAACTACTGATTTTGTTTCTGCTTCTTTATTTATATTTTTCCATTCACCACTACTAGCAGTTTCTTTTAAGATGTCATTTAAGATAGAATCCTTAGTCATTGGAACTCTTGTGTTAGATACGGGAAGAGAGACTGGATTATTACCAGTAGTAGATGCGGTAGGTTGTGGCGCTCTATCTTCAACTATACTATTAGTTTTACTACTAACTAGCGCTTCATCTATCTTTTTCTCCAGTACAGAAAATTTATAATCTAACTCTTCTCTTATAACTTCTCTTATTAATTTCTTAAATATATTAACCTTCATTATTATTACTCCTATCTGTATTTGTTTCTATAAAATGTTTTTTACTTAAAAATCTTGTTGAACCATCTTTATAAACTCCATCGTCATCAGGAGTTCTTTCTTTTAACTCATCAATTAAAGCTTGTATTCTATTAAACATTGGACTTCCTGTTTCCCTATCATACAACGGTATAGGAACTCCTTGAACTAATGCCCTTGAATCTTGTAATACTTCAGCAAAAGTTAATAGTAATGCTCTTAACTCATCACCCAATACCATTGGTTCTTTTTTGTCTCTTGACTTCTCTCCTAAATAAATATTACCAGAATTAATAACTGATTGACCTTGATTGTTTAATGTGAAATTAACAGCAGCTCCTAAGTTAATATTTCTACCAGATGATATTGATATATCACCAACATTACTTCTACTATTAAATATAAGTCTATCTGAAGTAATTAAGATTTGGTCAAACTCAGTTTTAGTTTCTTGTTCAGGTATTTCTTGAGAAAAATTATAAAAAGTAACCAACCCCTCTGTAGGTTCAATATTAGTTAATAATTTACTGTTACCTTTATTAATCTGAAAATTAGGATTTATAGCAGTTGTATTTGGTAAGGTAACTGATGAGTCTGTTGATAATCTAAAGAAACCTAAATTTTGTTCTATACTACCATTAGACATGAATGATATTAGTGAGCCAACCATAGGGTTTTCAGTTCCAGATGGTATATTGGTATTATGTAAATTTAATATAGGAAATATGTCACGAGAACCTAATCTGATACTATTTCCGTGACGACCTTCTAATGATAAATCAGTATGTTTTGAGTTATGATAATAATCATTAGGCAATCCATCTAATATAACATTTCTATTTTTTTGTAATTTAGGAACATTAGATACAGGATAAGCAGAACCGTATCCAATTGAAGATTCTATATCATAATCATTTGATCCCAAGGCATCTCTTCTTTTACTCCATGTTGGATTAGATCCTACATTAGGTGTGTTAAAAGAATTTAATGGACCTATGTAATAAAAAGATTCATATATCAAAGTCATTAAAACTAAATCACCTTTGGTAATAGAGTCACTTATACCTCTGATAAGAGGAACTGCTGAAACTATCTGACTCATTGTTGGTAATGAAGAGTCTAATGGCTTTACTTTAATTGCCTGTGAGGATACAGAACTTTCTCCACCTCTAGGGCTATCGGATTCGTTTAGATGTACTTGAACTACATGACCTAAAAAAAAATCTATATCCTTTTCAACTAGGTTTTGATATATTCTACCTAAACCCATTATGTCTTTCCATACTTACTTCTTATACCTTCCATATCAACAATCTCATCTTTTTTCTTTTGTAAATCAGTTGTTACATCTTCAAGAGTAGACATTAATTGTTCTTTTTCTTCTTCAGAAAGTAAAGCAGCACTACTGTCATCAATAGTTTGTTTAGACATAATACGTTGGTATATGGTGGCTAGTTTGACAAGGTTATCATCATTACGAATACCCACATC